AACGACTTATTCATGATTAAAAGTCTTGATGAAGGTTTGGGTGACAAAGATAAAAGAATTGATGCTGCCGTATCTGGAGCAAAAAATGAAGCAACCAAATATGACAGAGCACCGTTTGAACAAACCAAAGATGACAAGATAACAAACATGAATATTTTGAATAGGGCTGTAGACTATTGTGTAGCTACAGGAAATCTATCTGATGACGAAATTCTTGAAAGATGTAAAACATTTAAAAGAATGCTATCAGAATTTTAAAATATATTATATAATTGTAGAGCGGGCAAGAATACACCTGACCCCTATCAGGTAGTACCTCCCAACTTGCTCGCCCTACATGGGAGATGAAATGGATAAACCGAATTATTATGCAATACTAAACGCAGAAGTAAGATACGATAAAAGATTGTCACCTTTTGCAAAACTTATGTACGCAGAAGTAACTGCATTAACAAACAAAGAAGGTTTCTGTTGGGCAAACAATTTTTATTTTGCTAAAAACTTTGAAACCACAGAAAGAACAGTACAAAGAGCGTTGTCAAAATTAGAAGACTTGGGTTATATAACTAAAGAAATAACAAATGACAGCAGAAAGATATACATAGGGACGACAAATTTGTCTGTACCCCACGACAAAAATGTCATACCCCTTAGTGACAAAAATGTCGTACATAATACTATAAAAGATAATACTAAGAAAGAATATATATATGAGAGAGATATTTTAGATTTTGAAAAATTCTGGAAAAACTTAAAAGGTAGAAAAATAGCAAAACCAAGTGCGTTAAAAGCTTATTTTCAAATAGACACCAATCTGTCAGCAGAAGAGCTTGCACAAAAATTTAACAGGTTGTTAGATAGTAGAGAAGAAAAGTTTTGTCCTTATCCGCAAAAATGGCTTAAAAATGAAGGCTGGAATGATGAGGTCAAAAATAACATATCAGGACATGTCTACATGTCTGATGATGAGGTGTATCGTGATAAAGATGGTTACATTATATCAAAAAAAGAATACGAAGAACTTTACAAATAAGTTGAAAAGGTTTTTAAAATTTTTTATAATTAGGAGGAATCATGACAACAAACGAAGTACAAGATACTCTTCTTTCAGATAAAGAAATAGAAGATAAAATTATAGATGAAGCTTTACACGTCTTGAATTTGTGGCACAAACAAGACCCAAAAAGACCAAACTATAATAGAGTTCTTGACAAACTTAGAATCAAGTATAGGGATAGAGTTACGCAAACTTTAACTAAACATAATTTATCTGGGAGTATATATGACGCAGATAACGAATTCTGAGATAGCTGAAAAAAACTTTTCTAAATTACAACCGATATTAGACCATCTAAAAGATGTAAACTTAGCAATATTAAAGGGAAGGTTAGAAAGAGGCATGTGGCTCAAAAGAATAAAATCAGAAAAATTATATATAGGATATGATGGGTGGGTTGGCACATGGGCAGAGTTTTTAGATGTTGTGACAATAGCAAGAGAAACAGCAAGACAGGACATGGAAATCTATGACCAGTTTGCAGCATTCTTACAAAGCAATCCAAAACTTATGGATACAGTTAGTTACGAAAGATTGGTGCGATTATTACCAGTTGTCAAAAAGCAACCAGAACACAAACCTACACTCCTTGATATGGCAGCTAAAGCTAGTCGCACCGACTTTAACAACAACATAAGAGAGATGAAAGGGTTAGTTGCAGATGATAAATGTATTAATCCTACAGACTGCACTTCCCCAAAAATCATACTGGAAAAATGCCAGATATGTGGAGTTATTTATCGCAGGAAAGACTTGGAATAGAGGATTTGAAATGCATAACGAGTTTATAAAAAAATATTCTTTGGACTATATTGATTTTATTAGAACTAAAAAATGTTGTGTATCTGGCAATACAGTTGCCGACCCACACCATTTACACGCTGTTGGCATGGGTACTAATAGAAATAAGCCAAACGCAAGACACTTTACATGTGTACCTTTAAGCAGAGAGATGCACACAGAGTTGCATCAAAAAGGACAAAAAGCGTTTGAAGAAAAATACAAAATAGATTTGTGGCAAGAAGCATATTATTTATTTATAAGTTTCTTAGTTGTGAACGAGGTGGTTAGTGATGAAAGTGTTGTCAATTGATATTGATAAGGTTGTACCTTACGACAAAAACCCAAGACGAAATCAACCAGTAGATTTAGTAGCAAAAAGCATAAAAGAGTTTGGTTTTACAAACCCAATAGTTGTAAACGAAGATTATGTAATTATTATTGGTCACACACGACACAAAGCAGCTAAAAAATTAAAGATGAAACAAGTGCCTGTTGTTGTTGCAAAACTTACAGAAGACAAACAAAAAGCTCTTAGAATTTTAGATAATAAATTAGGTGAGAAAGCTGATTGGGACAACTATATGTTAGAGCTAGAATTTGCAGAAATAGAGATGGACCTAGAACAATTTGAACTTGATATAAAAAATGACATGATAGAAACCGTAGAGGTTATAGAAAAAGAAACAATGCAAAAACAAGAAAAATTTAAACAACTTGTTTTTTTATACGAGAATCCAATCAAATATGCAGACCATTTCAAAAAGATACAAGAAATCAAATATGATTATGGTTTTGATACAGACGACCAAATTGTAGAATTTTTATTGGAGAAAGCATATGGTAATTCTAGTAAATCCAATGTGGTCCGTAGAGCATCTAAATAAAGACTCTAACTATGTCCATATAAAAAAAATTATAGAAAGATATTCTAATATATATCCAGACACTTATTGGATAATACCATTTCCTGTAAAACATTTTAAATATTATGACGATGGTTTTTTTGATAATCCTAATGTTATTAGAGAACCATACACAATACCACTTGCAAAAAAAATAAACAATATAACATTTGACGGTGCGTTTTTTAACAATATTATAGAAAAATATTGTATAAACTTAATATACAATCAAATACCAGAGGTAACTGGACAGCTAAAATCTATAGATAGCCACTTTAGTTCCAACATAACAGTTGTAAATCAACATCATTATATTTATCATGATTCTTTGCCATATCCACTAGAAAATCAAATGCAATATGTATATTGGCAAATAGTTGGTGACATTTTAGCAGACATTAATATATATAACTCAGAATATACAAAACAAATGGTTTTGGACAACGTAAAAAAATATATGCCAAACTACGAACAATTAATTACCGACAACTCGGTTGTTTTACACATGGGCTTGTATGACAGAAACGATGTAGTAAAAAATAAAAAGTTTAAAAAGTTTACATTTCTTTACAACCATAGACTGCAACAATATAAAAACTGGCAAATAACTTTTGATATATTTGACGAGTTATATAAAAAACATGATTTTCAGGTTGCCCTTTGTCCTGTTGGTCCAGACAATGTATCTATAATTAACAAAAAACCGTATACAAGAGTATATGATGTACCCACACAAAAAGACTATTATGATATTATGAGCAGATGCCATGCAAATACATTTAATTCTCAATATGAAACTTTTTGTATATCCATCTTTGAAAGCATGATGCATGGTCTAGCATTATGTGTTCCTAATGCAACAACTATGCCAGAATTGTTAGGGAGCGAAAGTTGGCAAATGTTTTCTGATACAAAAGAACAAAAAGATAAACTTAAAACTTTTTTACAAGATGAGTCATTTGCATATATTTGTGGTATGAAAAACAAGGAGACAGTGCAAAATTTTAGTCTTGATAAATATTGTTCCAATCTAAATCAAATATTTGTAAATGAACTAAATAAAAATAACTATTACAAATCTCTTAGACCCCACAATAGAGATAAACTTAATAAATACCTAAATAAATACAAAAAAATATCAGGAAGTGACCTAAAAAAAATTAGAAGATTTATTAATTTATCAAATCAATCAGTACCAAATCACAGACTTGTAAACATCATGTATCATGCGGGTTATACACAGGTTTTGAAGAATAACCAAACCTTTTTTATTGACAAAAAATAATATATCCCTAAAATATTGATATGGGCATAAAAGTGTCAAATGCAAAATTAGAAGAACTTATAATAAAACATAAGGGTTTTGTAACACAAATTTGTGCATCTGCAGGTATTTCTCGTAATGCTTTTTACAATCGTATGGAGCGTCACCCAAAATTACAGGCAAAACTTGACTCTGTAAGAGAAGAAATAGTAGATTTTGCAGAAAGCAAATTATTAGAGCTCATTAGGGAGAAACATTACCCTAGTATCAGATTTTACTTGGAAACGCAGGCTAAACATAAAGGCTATGTAGTTAAGCAAGAGATTGACCAAACACAGAAGGTAATTAACATTATCGAAGTACCAGAGTTAACAACAGATGAGCCAAGTATCGAAGACATCAGAATCAACTAACACTATCTGGAAACCTACAAAGAAACAGTTAGAGTTTTTAAAAGCAGGAGCAATATTTGAAGTTGCCTATCTTGGGGGTGCAGGAAGCGGCAAGTCTTCGGTATTGCTCATTGATGCATGCAGGCAAATGATGTATCCAGATGCCAAAGCCGTTGTGTTCCGTAGAACAACAAGAGAGTTAAGACAGCTAATCGATTACGCACAAAACATTTATCCAAAATTAGGAGCAAAATGGCAAGAGCAAAAATCAGTGTGGCGTTTTCCAAGTGGAGGGCAAATATTCTTTTCACACATGGAAACATCGCAAGACAAATATCAACATGACGGACAAGAATATTCTGCAGGTGTTTTTTTTGACGAAATTACATCTTTTGAAGAAGAGCAATATTTATACCTACATTCAAGGTGTCGTAGCACAAATCCAAAACTTATACCTAGAGTCAGATGCACAGGTACACCAGTCGGCAAACATGTTGATTGGGTACGCAAACATTTTGTAGAAAAAGGTGCATATACAATTTGGAAAGACCCAACAACTAATTTATCAAGATTGTTTATACCTGCGACACTTGATGACAACCCATATTTAAAAATAGCTGACGCACAATATGAACAAAGACTTAAATTTCAAGGTGACAAAATCTATCAAGCACTTAGATACGGTGACTGGTCCAAAATCGAAGGGGTCTGTTTTCCTGAGTTAGACACTACAACCCACCTTATACCAACTTATGAACCAGACCCTAACGATATCATAATTAGAGGTTTTGATTATGGATTTTCTGCACCTTTTGCAACTGTTTGGATAGCCTGCAAAAGCAATAAAGAGATGGTTGTTTTTAAAGAATATGTAGGTTCTATTGACGGTACAAACAAAGGTATGCAGCTACCTGCAAATGAGGTTGCTAGAAATATCAACGACTATGAAAAAAAATCAAATATAAAATCTTATTATTGTCCATCTGACCCATCTATGTGGTCAAGACAAAATACAGGCGAATCACTAGCTGAGATATTTGAGTCAGAAGGTTTAATTATGCATAGAGCAAATAACGATAGAATATACGGTTCACAACAAATACACATGAGACTGCAAGGTGAAAAACCTACATTATATATTACAGAAGATTGTCCGTTAACTTGGAAATCATTACAACAAATACAAGTAGATAAAAGAAATATTGAGACTTATGATACACACGGATTTGACCACCCTGTAGATGCTTTAAGGTATGCAGTAGCAGAAATGCCGCTAGAGCAAAATTACAGTACAGATGAACCCGAAGTATTTGGAGATAGAATTACCAATTCTGTTGATTTTTAGCAGTAATTCAAATAAACTTAAAAGAACATGGCTTTCTTGGACAATATTACAAAAATTAAAAAGAGTTTTTCCACGCATAAAGAAGATGTAAAACCTAAAATGGGTGAATTAGCTGTAAATGACTCAATGTATTACAGCAAATATAATATAAGACCTTACAATCCAGATGACCTAATTTCAAGAAAAGGTATGCAAATTATAGATAGAATGCGTACCGATGACATGATTAAAGCCAGTCTTACGCTTAAAAAGTTTGCAACACTAGCACCTAATTTTAAAATATTACCTGCATCAAACAGTGAAGAAGATAAAGATGTTGCAGAGTTTGTTACATATGTTATGGAAAATATGCAAGGCTCAATGAATGACGCTTTGTTTCAAATATTGTCTGCACTTGATTATGGCTTCTCTATTACAGAATTGAATTATCAAGTATATGAAGAAGGCAAATATAAAGATAAAGTTGGTATTAAAAATCTAAAAACAAAAAAACCTCATCATTACTCATTTCAAGTTGACGCATATGCAAATATAAGAAAAAGAGGCTTAATACTAACTGTAGATGGTTTAGAAAAAAAATTACCTATAGATAAATTTATTATATTTAGTTATCAAAAAGAGTTTGGCAACCATTATGGCACGTCTGACCTTAGACCAGCATACAGAGGTTTTTGGTCAAAAGATGCAATAATAAAATTCTGGAATATATATTTAGAAAGATTTGCAAATCCAACAGTAATAGGCAAATACAGAAGTAATGACCCAAATTCTAAAACAAGTTTAAGAAACATTTTAGATGGCTTAACAGCTAAGACATCTATAACACACAGAATGGACGAATTCGATATTGATTTTCTTGAACCATCAAGGAGTTCAACAGATGACTTTAAAACTGCAATTAATTATTATGATAAATCTATTGCTCGTTCTATTCTTATCCCTGATAGAATGATGGCAGAGGGTCAGTTTGGAGCTTATTCTCAAGCAAAAGTGCATTTTGACGTATTTATGTTTGTGCTTGCAAAATTAAGACAAGATATAGAAGAAATTGTAGTAAATGAGCAATTTATAAAAAGACTTGTAAATATGAATTATGGCAACATTGCAATGCCAACATTTAAATTTAACGCAATGACAGAAGACCAAAAAATTGACCTTAATCAACTATTTGTAGATGCTGTAGCTAAAGGTGTAATAACAGCTACACAAGAAGACCAAAATGCAATAAGAGAAAACTTACATTTCCCTTTACAAACTGATTTAGATAAACAACCAAAAGAAGAAAATATAATTGGTCCAGAAGAGGTTGAAGAAGACGAAGAAGTGCTTAACTTAAATAGTCAGTTAGATTTAAGACCTACTGAAGCAATGGCAAAAGAAGGAGAGAAAGCACTAGAATGGAGAAGAGAACATGGAAGGGGTGGCACAGAGGTTGGCATAGCGAGAGCGAGACAATTGAAAAACAGAGAGAATCTTTCAGCAAGTACCGTGAAGCGTATGCACAGTTTTTTTTCCCGACACGAAGTAGACAAAAAAGCACAGGGATTCAGACCAGGCGAAAAAGGTTATCCTAGTAATGGTAGAATAGCTTGGGCAATGTGGGGTGGTGACCCAGGACAATCATGGGCAAGAAATAAAAGAAACCAACTAGAAACTAAACCTGCTACTGATAATCAAGATTTTAAAGATTATAGTGCTAGAGACAAAGCTTTAAAGAAAAAAGTTGAGGACCACAACGCAAAATACGGTGGCACAACAAAAAGAACAAATATGAGAACGCTTCGCGTTGTGTATAATAGAGGAATTGGAGCATATAGAACAAATCCAGGAAGCGTAAGACCTACTGTAAAATCTCCACAACAGTGGGCTTTAGCTAGAGTCAATTCTTATCTCTATGCATTAAGAAATGGTAGATTTAGAAGTGGTAAACACGACACAGACTTATTTCCAAAAGGACACCCATTAAGTAGCAAATGACATCT